TTCGTTTCAGATGCAGCAGTTTCTATCTACAAGAACACTCTTGGCTTCGCACAAAACATCGTAGTTTCTCCAGAACAATGGGGCGCTCTAATGGGCTTGGTCGATGGTTCAAATCGCCCAATCTTCCAACAGACAATCAATCCTCAGAATGCTGGCGGAACTCTAACTGCAACAGCAATCCGCGGAAACCTTCTCGGACTTAACCTTCGAGTATCACGCGCACTAACAGATGGTTCAGGCGTTGGCGATAACACTCTTATTGTTATCAACCCAGATGCTTACACCTGGTACGAATCACCACGCCTATCACTCCAGACAAACCTCATCTCAACAGGTCAGGTTCAAGTTGGATACTACGGCTATGGCGCAACTGCTACAAAGCTTGGCGCAGGCGCTTACCGTTTCATGGTTGCGTAGTCAATAACTAATCATGGGGGGGCTGCTGCTCCCGGTGGCTCCCCCAGCCGTTTAATAGAGAGGATGTAGAGATGGCTTCAATCGTTACAGTTGCAGAACTAAGGTCTATCCTTGGCGTTTCTACATCCCTTTATAACGATGCTTATTTAACAGATGTAATCGACACAGCAGAGGCAGTTATCTTGCCTATGTTAGTCAAGTACTCAAGCCCGATCGATGTCGTGGCGCTTCAAGATAATGTCGCGACATATTATGTCCTTGGCGATAATAACTTTTCAGCGGGTCAGAGCGTAGTCGTAACAGGCGTAGGCTCCCCATTTAACGGAACTTTTACAATCCTAGAATCAAGCAATTTAGATTATGATTCATTCGTTTTGCGTTCTAACTCACGCGTATTTCTAGACGGTTCATACAGAGAATTTAATGGCTTTTTTACTGTAGCCCTAACCAATGCCGATATTACGGAGCGCAAGGTTATTCCTTCAGGACTTGCAACACTTTCAGGCGCGGCAACTTATGTAGGCGTAAGCGCAGTTGAATCAGCAGTTCTTGCAGTATCAGTAGAAGTATTCCAATCTCGCATCGCTCCAGGTGGGCAGATCGAAGGAATCGACTTCACAAATGTCTCGCCTTATCGTTTAGGCCGCAGCCTTTTTAACCGCGTATCAGGACTTCTAGGGGCGTACATCGACACCGATTCAATGGTGCAATAAATGCCAGCCTCAACAATCCTGGACACAGTTCGTCAACCTTTAGCAACAGCCTTCGCCAATGTCGCAGGCAATGTTTATGCTTATGTTCCAGAAGCGCCAATGGTTCCCTTCGTAGTATGCGTTCCAGATTCTCCTTATCTTGAATTAGAGACAATCGGTAAGACCACGCTTCATACTAAAATTAATCTCGTAATCTCGGTCGCAGTTGCCTATAACAGCAACCCGGCATCGCTCGACAATCTCGAGCAGCTTGTAATAAGTGTTCTGAAAGTGATCCCAGTTGGGTACACGATCGGATCGGTTGAAAAACCAACGGTAACTCAAGTCGGGCCTTCTAATGTGTTGGTCGCAGATATCCGAGTTTCTACCTACTACACACAAACAAACTAAGGATAAATAATGGCAACCACAGTAATCACAGGTCGCGATATTTCTCTATCTTTCACAGGTGGAACAGATATCGAAGCCCAAGCAACTTCAGCAGTTCTAACTAAGACCAACATTCGCGAGACTTATCAGACTCTCGATGGCGAGGCTTATAAGACCACTAACATCGAAGGCACTTTTGCTCTTTCAATGCTTGCTGATTGGGGCAAGGCTAACTCAGTATGCGAAGCACTATGGACAGCAGCAGAGACAGCACCAGATACAGACATCAGCGTAACTCTTACAGCCGCTACAGGCGCTCAGTTCGTGTTTCCAATTATGCCTGAATTTCCAACAGCAGGTGGCGCTGGAACAGATGCTCAGACAGTAGACTTTACTTTCAAAGTATCTAAGGGCGCAGTAGTCGAAACCTTTAGCTAAACAATAGAAACGGGAGCAAACAATGCAACAGCAAATAACAATTAAATATGTTGATGGATCGGAAACCACTTACCTGGTTCGCCCGCCTGATTACGCCAAGTGGGAGATGACAACTAAAAAGGTTATCTCCCAGTTCGGTGGCATGTGGGACATCCTTTATGTAACGCACTCAGCAATGAAGCGCGATGCAGGCGGCAAGCCAACCAAGACACTCGATGTCTGGATGGAATCGGTCGCAGATGTTGAAGTAGGTGAAGGAAACCCAAAAGTCATACAAGAGGAAGCGTCAGCCGACTCTTAGTAGAACTGGCAATAGCCACTCAGATCCCTATGGATCATTGGCAAAGCGCCGAGGATATTCTTACAGCGATTGAAATACTAGAGGAGCGGAATCGTGGCAGATGAAGTAGTTGCCTTCGATAAGACCGAACTTCGCATGGTATTCAAAGCCTTGAAGAATATGGGTGAAGAAGCCAACGAAGAGGCCAAGCGCCAATCAGGCGCTCTGGCTGAATTCGCCCGGGCTGAGGTAATTCAGACAGCAGGCCGAGGTAATAACACTAAAGTCTCTGGGCGCATTGCTCAGGGTTCTAGAGTTAAGAAGTCAAGCCGCATCGGTGAAATTACTTATGGCTTCGCTTCCCAGAAGTTTTCAGGTGGGGCAACCACTAGAGACATCTGGGGCGGTACTGAATTCGGATCTAACAAATATAGGCAGTTCCCTGTCTGGTCAGGCCGCGAAGGTCGAGGCTCTAAGGGCTGGTTTATTTATCCAACTCTGAGAAAGATCCAACCTCAGATCGTGGCTAAGTGGACAGAATCATTTACTAAGATTTTGAAGGAGTGGGGCTAATGGCAACAGGTACAAGAGCGTTAACGCTCAAGCTTCTTGCTGATGTCGATAACTTCACTAAGAATCTTGATAAAGCAGATAAAGATGTTGCCACCTTTGGCGATAAAGTTTCAGACTTCGGAAAGAAGGCTGGACTAGCCTTCGCAGCAGCAGGCGCAGCAGCCGTTGCCTATGCTGGCAAGTTGGCCATCGATGGCGTTAAGTCAGCCATTGCAGATGCAGCCGCGCAAGAAAAGTTAGCCCTTACTCTCAAGAATGTAACTGGCGCAACTGAAGATCAGATTGCTGCTACTGAAGATTACATAACCCAGACTTCTCTAGCCTTCGGCGTTACCGATGATGATCTTCGGCCATCGTTAGAGCGTTTAGCCCGAGCAACTGGAGATGTTGAAAAGGCTCAGAAGTTACAGACAGTTGCCATCGATGTTGCAGCAGGTTCAGGCAAATCTCTAGAAGCCGTTACTAATGCAATGGCCAAGGCAGCCGAAGGCAATACAGCCGCACTTGGCAAGTTAGGCATAGGACTTACATCCGCTCAACTCAAGACCATGAGCATGGATCAGATCACAGCCAAACTTGCAGATACTTTCGAAAACCAGGCATCGGCTAAGGCAGATACATTCCAAGGCAAGTTAACTCGGCTCCAGATTGCATTTGATGAAGGCAAGGAAACTGTAGGCGCTTACATCCTCGATGCCATAACTCCAATGGTCGATATCATTGTTAAGAAGGTAATCCCAGCGATCGCAGACTTCACTAGCAACCTTGGCGATAAACTTCGCCCGGTCATGGAGTTCCTAAGCCCAATCATCAATGGACTTCGATCAGCGTTTAACTCAGTTAAGAATTCACTCAACGATAACAGCGAAGAACTAAAGCCGCTTATCAGCCTATTTAAGAATATCGCTGAGTTCTCTCGCGATGTATTGGCACCAATCCTAGGTAAGACTTTAGGCAAAGCGTTCGAGATCGTAGGCGCAGCAGTAAGCGGCCTGATCGATGGAGTAGCCAAGGTAGTTTCATTCTTCGATGATCTTTACAATAAAATCAAACGAGTAATCGAGTTATCAAAGCAAATCGGATCGTCTTTAAATCCTTTCAGCAGCGCATCCTTCGAAACTGGGGCATCTTCTCCAGCGGCTCCAATGGCTGCACCAACGCCACCGATGCCTAACGAGCCTATTGCTGCTTATCGCTATGTAAGCGGTGGAAACACAAATATCACCGTTAATGGCGCAATCGATAGTGAGTCAACCGCTCGTCAGATCGTAAGCATTCTTAATGATTCCTCAGCTCGAGGAACCCTAGGAAGCGCAGCCTTCTTTTAATGACCGTTTATACCCCATCCTATAAAGTCATAATTGATGGCCTTGAAGCAACAGATGTAACCATTGCCAACCTGGTTATAACATCTGGCCGCACCGATATTAATACTCAGCCACTTGCAGGCTATTGCCAGTTGCAGTTAATGAACTTGGATAACTCAAGTTATGACTTTACGGTAGGCACCGGGTTAGCAGTAGAAGTAACCAACTCGGTTGGTGCTTATGTCCCAATCTTTGGCGGCTATATTTCAGATTTTACTATTGGGGTCAATCGAGCAGGCAATATCGGTTACACAACCGTTGCCACTATTACCGCTCTAGGAGCCTTGTCTAAACTGCCACGAATCATCGATGAAGGAATCTTGAGTCAAGATTTCGATGGCGATCAGATTTACACACTTCTTTCAGGATATCTCCTAGGCCAATGGAATGAAGTTCCAGCCGCTCAGACTTGGGCAACTTATGACCCTACTGAAACTTGGCTTAATGCAGTTAATATCGGCTTAGGCGAAATCGATCAGCCAGGCGATTATCTACTTATTGGCAGAAGTTCTAGCAATACAGATCTTTATTCTCTATGTGCAGAAATTGCTAACTCGGCCTTCGGCGTTATCTATGAGGATGCAAACGGCAATATCGGATATGCAGACCAAACTCACCGCCAAGACTATTTAGCGGCTAATGGCTATACAACCCTAGATGCTAACCATGCCAACGGCTTCGGTCTATCGGCTACTACTCGAGCAGGCGATCTTCGTAACAGTTTTACTATCAATTACGATAACAACGCTAACCAGACTTACACCGCTACTGATCCAATTAGCCAAAGTCTCTATGGCGTTTATGCTGAAGAATTTACTTCTCGGATTAAAAATACCTCTGATGCAGAGGCTCTAGCCGATCGATACATCGAGCTTCGAGCCAATCCTTACCCAAAGTTCGAGAGTATTACTTTCGTTTTAGGCAATCCTGAAATCGATGATTCCGATCGAGATGCTTTAATCAATATCTTTTTAGGTCAGCCAGTATGGATTCAGAACTTGCCCGGCAATATCACAAATGGTGAATTCCAAGGCTATATCGAAGGCTGGACATTCCGAGCGAGCCTAAACAACCTAAGCGTTACTTTCAACGCTTCTCCAATAAACTTCTCCCAAGTTGCGGTAAAATGGGAGCAGGTAAATGCAGCAGAGACTTGGAACACTCTAAGTCCAACCCTTACATGGATCAACGCGATAGGAGTCGTAGCCTAATGGCAACAACAACAACCAACTTCGGCTGGGATATCCCCCAATCGACAGACTTAGTAAAGGATGGCGCTACTGCCATCGCTGCACTTGGGCAAGATATTGACACAGCCTTTATCGACCTTAAAGGCGGAACAACTGGTCAGGTACTAGCCAAGGCTTCTGGGACAGATTTAGACTTTTCATGGGTCGCTCAGGATGATTCCAACGCTATTCAGAATGCGATTGTGGATGCCAAGGGCGATCTGATCGCTGCAACTGCTGCTGATACTCCAGCGCGTTTAGCGGTAGGCACTAATGGCCATGTTTTAACTGCTGATTCAACAGCAGCGACAGGTATCAAGTGGGCTGCTCCAGCAGGTGGCGGCAAAGTCTTGCAGGTTGTAAGTGCAGCGATCACAACAGCGACGACTATCGCTACGACTTCGTATACAGACACAGCAATTACAGCCTCAATTACCCCGACATCAAGCACTTCTAAAATCCTAGTAATTGTAAGCGCAAATGTTTTTGTTTCTCGTTCGGCAAATAATGAGTTTGTTGGGGCTAAATTAGTTAGAGGCGCAACAGACATCGTTACTTATTCTAACTCTGGTTTTGTCGGATTTTTTGGCGGTGGAGTTACAAACCAAGATAATCAACACACCGCTTCGATTGTCTATCTCGATTCGCCTGCAACTACAAGCTCGACCACCTACAAAGTCCAAGGTCAGATTATCTACACAGCCGATAGTGGCAGTTCAGTTTGGCAACGAAACTCTAATCCATCAACAATCACACTTCTGGAAATTGGTGCGTAATGACTAATCAAGAAATAACCGCTGCAATTTTTCATATTGCCCCTGGCGCTCAATTTTCTTTTACTGATGCCGATCTATCTACCTTGGTTTGGGATTCAGAAGATATCGAACGCCCAGCAGACAAAGACATAATCGCTGCTATTCCGTTGGTTAAGAAGGCGCAAGAGGCTGAAGCAAAAGCCAAGTTAGCCGCTCGATCAGCAATCTTAGATCGCTTAGGAATTACAGAAGAAGAAGCAAGACTCCTACTTGGATGAAGCCTAAACTATGCAAGGCAGGGCAACAACTTCGAGAACAGTTCGATGATTGTTTCGGCGATCGTGATCGCACCTCGGATGGCTGGATCGGCGATAGTCGCCATTCAGCTCGTAAGTCTGACCATAATCCAGATGCACAGGGCTGGGTTCGTGCCATTGACATTGACCGGGATTTATCAGGAAAGCCGAAGCCAGACATCATGCCTGATGTGGCGGATCAACTTCGTCAGTTGGCAAAGTCTGATAAGCGCATCTCTTACATCATCTTCGATGGCAAGATTGCCTCAGCCAAAAGCGCGTGGCGTTGGAGAACTTATACAGGCATCAATAAGCACCGCCATCATTGCCATATATCTTTCAGTATCAAGGGCGATCAAGATGGTTCGTTCTTTCAAATCCCACTACTAGGAGCAAGCAAATGAATATGAAGCACCCAGCAATCGTATCTATCGGAGCCTTCTTGGCTGTTTGGGGTACAACTTCTAACTTCGCACTCGATTACCGAGCGATCCTTGGTTCAATCGTTGCTGGCATCTTCGGTTATGCGACACCTAAAAAATGAGCCAGACAGATCTATTGAATCTTTATATTGCCACACTTGCGATAGTGGGTGGATTGGCTGGCTATGTAATCACGCACTTGCTGTCGGAGATTAAGCGACTCAATTCGCGTGTCGATGAGATCTATAACATACTACTAGAGCGATAATTTTATTATGGCACGAAAGAAGGCTATCGATCTAGAGGCTTACTCTATTCTCGACCAGTACACAATCGGGCTAAATGAATACTATAAATCTCTTCGCAGAGCAGGCTTTACAGTTGAATTAGCACTAGCCATACTTCTAGAACCTGCAACTTATCCCGCAACCATTCTTCCTGCACCTAACTGGCTGCCACTAACACCCGACCGCATCCCCTATGACGATGATGACGATGAGGATTAATGAAGCGAACCGTAGTCATTCCAGACTTGCAATGTCCCTACGAAGATTCACATGTTGTACGCAATCTTAGTTTATTTATTAAAGCGTTTCGGCCCGATGCTGTACTTACTATCGGAGATGAAATCGACTTACCACAAATCAGCCGATGGACAGAAAACACACCGGGCTGGTACGAGCAGACTTTAGCTGAGGATCGCGATCGAACAGTTGATGTTCTCTGGTCGCTTTTTGAGTATTCCAAGGAAGCCCATATGGTGCGCAGCAATCATACGGATCGATTGTATAAAGTAATTATGAAGAAGATTCCAGCATTCTTATCTTTGCCAGAATTGAAGTTTGAGAAGTTCTTAAAACTTGATGAAATGGGAGTCAAGTATTGGTCAACTCCAATGCCTATCGCTAAGGGTTGGATTGCCATTCATGGGGATCTTGGCAGCCTAAACCCTAATCCTGGACTTTCGGCGCTAAATCAGGCGAAACGCCATGGCCAGAGCGTAATCATGGGGCATACCCATAGAGCGGGCAGAAGTGCCTCTTCTGAGGCTTCTAACGGGGTTTTAAGGCGTGTTCTCCATGGAGTTGAAGTAGGACATGCAATGGATCTAAAAGCCGCTAAATATGTCTCCACGCCTAATTGGCAGCAGGCCTTCGCAATCGTCACCGAAAATGGCAAGAATGTTCAAGTAGACCTGATCTACATCGAAAAGGATGGCACTTTCCAAGTGCATGGCCGCCGTTATGGACGATCTAGATAACGATATAAAGCGAACCATCGATGATGCGATGGACGAAGGTGAATTGTTACCGTTTCGTTATCAAAAGATCCCAAATAAAGTCATAAGCGAATGAGACGATTATCCCAAGAAGCCAGAAACTCTGGCGGATCGGGAGCAATATGAATATCTATGAAATCGGAATGATGCTCACTTTATGGGCATTGACGATTGTTTTCTTTTACTCAATGGGCGTTGATACTGGCTACAAAGAAGGCCGCCGGGCAATGCGTAAGTTTTACGATCAGCAAGATAAGGTAAGAGTATGAAAGCAAATGATTACCTTACAGAAGCTAGAGCCATCATCCAGGATCGTGGTCTTGACTACGGCCATCCATCGGACAATATGTCCCGAACCGCATCCCTATGGGCTGCATACCTTGAAATGCCAGTTGAGCCTCACCAAGTTGCAATGTGTTTGGCGCTGGTCAAAGTCGCAAGATCAATGGAAACTGGAAAAGTCGATAACTACATCGATGGAGCGGCTTACATGGCGATCTCTGGTCAACTCAAATTAGAGGAGAATCAACTCTATGTTTAATCTTGAAGATTATGAAACAGTAGAAGAACGCCTAGCCAAGTTTTGGAAGGAACATCCAGATGGTCGAATTTATACTACGCTCGTTGAGCATACCTTGCAGCGCTTTATTGTTCAGGCTGCTATCTATCGAACTGAAGTGGATGCACAGCCTTGGACAACTGGCTATGCAGAGGAAACCGTCAGCACGCGAGGAGTTAATTCTACTTCGGCGCTTGAGAATTGCGAGACGAGTGCGATTGGTCGTGCATTGGCTAACGCAAATTATGCTTCGAAAGGCAAACGCCCTAGTCGTGAAGAAATGGCAAAAGTCAATCAGGGACAACCAAAGCCATTCGCTGAAAAGTTAGCGGATAAAATAACAATGCCGGTCGAGGATGATCCTTGGTCAGTTAAAGCGGTCGCACCTACACCAAGCGCTGCTGAAGCAGTTGCTTTAATTGCCGAAACTCTGGGCGGATCTAAGATCGATGATGACATTCCAACCTGCCAACATGGAGTAATGGCTTTTAGCGAAGGCGTGTCCAAGAAGAATAACAAGCCTTGGGCGCAGTTTAGATGCCAGAACCCAGCAGGCGGATTCTTAGAGAAGTGCGAACCTATTTGGTTGGAAATCAACAAAGACGGTAAATGGGTTAAGCAGAAGGCGAGAGGTTAATGAGCAGCCTACAATTTATGAACCAAGATGGTGAATGGGAATCATTCCCTGATGTCGATGTTATTGAGCACTATAAGAAGATCCGAGAGAGCGTTAAAGCTTCAGGAATTACTACTCGATGTTGTCTCTGTAATCGTGAATTCGATGTATCAGAGATCGTCATAACTGGTGGATCTTTATCGGCTGGCTTTACCTGGTCATGTCCAGATTGCCATGCAGTAACTCTGGAGTCTAATGTCTCAAAGTCGTAAGCATCGAGGTTTTCGAACCGAGAGAGTGGTAGCAGAGTTTCTGAGGCGCACATGGGAAGGCGCTTCAGTTGGTCGAGGTAATGGCCGCGATATCCTCAATGTTCCGTTCGATTGCGAGGTTAAAGCGCGTACAGGACTCGATGTGTCAGGGACACTCCGCCAGATCGAAACTAGGACAGCCAAGAGCGGCTTATTGGGGTTTGCTTGCTTTAGGCTTAATGGACAAGGTGAACATGCTGAGGACTATGTTGCCATGCTCCGCCTGGGCGATCTGGTGGAGTTACTGAAATCCGCCGGGTTTAAAGGTCGCAAGGATCTATATACCGATGTTGATATATCTAAATGCAAGGGTTGCGGTGCTTATGTTTTATCGCGATCTCATTGCTTAAGTTGTGAGGATGATGATGAGTAATGATCCGAATGTGCTACCTAAGGCTATGCACACCTGCTATTGCGGCTATTCATTGATAGGCGCTTATGATTACTTAGGTGGTCAACAAGGCGTTAGTAGACTATTACTGGATCATATTCAGAGCGTTCATGGAGTGGCCAAGTAATGCCAATCTATGAGTTCGAATGCACTAACGATCGATGCGAGGCCAATCTTCGCTACGAGAAGGAGTTATCAATAAATGAACCACACGATGTTGAATGCGGTTTCTGTCATGAACCGATGCGCAAGATTTATAGCAGTTTCGGTATTCAGTTCAAAGGTTCTGGGTTCTATTCTACGGATAAGTAAGATGCGACTCACCGCTCTGAGCAGGACTTATGTTAATGTGCTTGGAGCGTTCGGTACACTATCGGCTAGAAGCCATCAAGGCTTCAACTCGCGCCTGAAAGGCGTAGCGCGTGTGTTAGCCGTTGTTATTGGGCTATCTCTATCTATTGCAAGCATTGATAGATCAGAGGCTTCAATAGTGCCAAATAAGAAGCTGAGAGAATTGGCTAACTATCAATTACCAGACAATCAATACAAATGCCATAACGAGATAGTTCAAAGAGAATCATCCTGGAATATAAATGCAATTGGCAATAAGTCAGGTACTAAACAGACTCATGGTTATTACCAAATCAAAAGCGATCATGTTAAAGGCAAACCATACGATTACCAGTTCTTTACTTATTGGTATTATGTCTCTTCAAGATATTCATTCGATAAGAACAATCCAGAGATCCCGGACTATTGCTCTGCACTTCATCACCTAAGAACTAAGGGCTGGCAATGAGTAAGTTAAGTGATAAGGGATCTACTAATGCTTGGCGTAAGTTAAGGCAATCGATTATCCAAAGAGATGGATGTTGCCAGCGATGTGGGACAGAAGAGCGCCTAAGCGTTGACCATATAGTGCCACGCAGACTAGGTGGCGATGATAATCCTTCTAATTTGGAAGTATTATGTTCTAGTTGTAATTCATCTAAGGGGGGTAGGTTTTTTGATAGGGCAAAGACACCCCCGACCCTTCCTGTTTCTTTTTACCCCAAAAACGACTCAAACAGCCACTATCGGCTTGAATCGGATCAGGAATAGTCATGACGGCTGAAATAGGCTTAGAAGGGCTGCAATCGGTTGAGGTAGGGGTAACAGAAGTCAGATATGGCTCTCAAGTGCCTAGAATCCGCTCAAAGCCGCTGGATTTACCTACTCGGGGCGATGAAATGATCCAGTTCTGCAAAGATATTGGATTCCCGTTGCTCCCATGGCAAGAACAACTAGCTAAAGATTGCTTGAGATATAAGGCCGATGGGCGCTGGGCGCATCCACTAATCGGCATCATGTTGCCGCGCCAACAGGGTAAATCTACATTCATGGCGCTTCGAATCCTGTTCGGGATCTATGTTCTGGGCGAGAAGATGCATCTTGCAACCGCTCATAAGTTAACTACATCGAGCGAAATCTTCTTCAAGGTCAGCGAGATCATCGACAATTCCCAGATGCTCATGGATAACTTCGCCAAGAAGTACGAATCCAAAGGATCGCAAGAGATTCGTTTTAAGAACAAAGCCCGGTATTTAATCAGAGCAGGAAACTCAGCCGCTCGCGGTATTGCTGCTCCAGATGTAATTCATATCGATGAACTTCGAGAGTTCGACACAGAGGATGTCTGGAGTTCGATGCGATTTACTCAGATGTCGAATCCAAATCCGCAAGCCTATGTCTATTCAAATGCTGGCCATGCTAATTCAGTTCTGCTGCATAAATTTAGGGAGCGAGGTTTAGCAGCTAGTGAAGGAGCCGATGATTCGATTGGTTGGTTCGAATGGTCTGCCGAGCCAGGAGCCGAGATCACCGATAAAGAAGCCTGGTATCAAAGCAATCCATCTTTAGGCCATACAGTTCATGAAGATAACATCAAAGACAGCCTGTCAGACCGAGAAGATATATTCCGTACCGAGATATTGTGCCAATTCGTTTCGATGATTAACCCAGTTATTTCAGAAGCCGAATGGAAAAAGTGCAAGGCTGAAGATCTGCCTCAACTCGATGTCGAGAAAGACACTTGGATGGCTATCGATCTCAGCCCAGACAGAAAACATGCTTCGCTAGTTGCAGGTCAGAGAATCGAAGGCAACCGCTTTATGGTTAGCCTTCTTCACACTTGGTTCAACCCGGTTAACCTTGATGATCTAGAAATGGCCAACGATATTGCTTACTGGGTTCGCAAGTTCCCAGTTAATGCAGTTGCTTACTCAAAGTCGACAGCCTCAGCAGTTGCGGCCAGATTGGCTCCAGCAGGAATCCCGATTCATGAAGTTAACTCACAGGAATATCAGCAGAGTTGCGATGAATTCGTTTCGGCGGTTTCATCGATGCGGCTTGCCCATGCGGATCAAGAAGAATTAACCAAGCAAGTGCTATCGGCAGTTAAATTAACTCGAGGCGATGGCGGCTGGGTAATGGGTCGCAAGCAAAGCGGAATAGTTTGCGGAGCAGTTGCTTCAGCAATGGTTACTCACTTCGCAACACGCGGAGAATCCGAAGTGGACATTCAGATAGGATAATGTCTACCCAATAGCGTATAATATGTCCAATGGGAATCAGGGACTTATTTACAACGCCAAAGCCAACAACCGAAATCACAGTTGATGCGGCTTCGACACCTGCACCGTTTAACAACACAGCATCTTTTAATCCTTTCGTATTTACTCAATCCGTAGCAAGCCGCCAGCAAGCAATGGCAGTTCCAACTATTGCCAGAGCGCGTAATATCATCTGCTCAACACTTGCCGCGTTGCCTCTCGAGCAGTATTCGAAGCTCGATGGTTCTCACATGGGAACTCCAGCAGTAATTAACCAACCAGATCCACGCGTTCCAGGTTCTGCTATTTACGCCTGGCTTGCAGAAGATCTTTTATTTCATGGCGTTGGCTATGGACAGGTTTTAGAGCAGTACGGAGATACAGGCCGCGTTCGCGCTTGGACTCGCATTGCACCAGATCGCGTAACACCTAAACTTAATAACAATCAAACCGAAATCGTTGGCTACCAAGTCGATGGTTCAGTAGTTCCAACTCAAGGCGTGGGATCGCTCGTTGTATTTTACGGACTTGATGAAGGCGTGTTAAATCGCGCAGGGCGCACTATTCGTGCAGCACACGCGCTCGAGCAAGCCGCCGAAACTTTCGCTAAAGAACCAGTACCACTCCAGGTTCTAAAGTCTAACGGTACAAATCTTCCAGCAGAACGCATCTCTAAACTTTTAGAATCATGGCGCACCGCTCGTCTTACTAAATCAACCGCGTTCCTAAATGCGGATGTTGAATTGCAAGCGCTGGGCATCGATCCTGCCAAGTTACAACTAAATGAGGCTCGCCAATATGTCGCGCTGGAATTGGCTCGCGCTTGCAACCTACCTGCTTATTTCGTTAGCGCAGAAACTACGAGCATGACCTACAGCAACAGCGTTTCAGAGCGCCGTTCGCTTATCGACTTTTCAATGAAACCAATTTTGGCTGCTATTGAACAGCGCCTATCAATGCCGGACTTCTGCCCTTCAACTGGATCTATTCGCTTCTCGCTCGATGAGTTCTTGCGTTCAGATGCACTTGCTCGCGCTCAAGTATATGAAATCTTAAACCGAATCGGCGCTATGAGCGTTGAACAAATCCGCGAAGAAGAAGATCTGATCGACAATAAGGAGAACTCATGAAGATAACCATGCCATACGCGATTACGGCGGCAGATACAGAATCTCGCATCATCGCAGGTCGCATCGTTTCATGGAATGCTGAAGGCAGTACATCTGCTGGCCGCACTATGTTTAAAGAAGATTCAATCACTATGGCTAAGAACATCAAGCTAGTGCTACAGCACGATGTAACTCGCCCACTAGGCAAGATGGTTTCATTCGAGGCAGATGCAGAAGGCATCACAGCAGAATTTAAGATCGCTAAGACAACAGCAGGCAATGACGCACTCGAAGAAGCAGCAACAGGACTTCGCTCAGATTTTAGCGTTGGCGTAGATGTTGCAGAGTGGGATAACGAAGATGGCGTTATGGCTATTAGCGCATCTAATTTGATCGAGGTCAGCCTTGTTACCGATGGCGCAATACCGGGCGCAGAAGTCGCGAAAGTAGCGGCAGAAGATTCCAAAGCATCAACAGATGTTGAGGATGCAACACCACAACCAACCACAGAAGGAGAACAAGTGTCAGACACTACCGTTCCAGAAGTTGCTCCTGCCGCAGAAACGGTAGAGGCTGCAAAGGTTGAAGTAAAGGCTGCAACAGCACCTTATATTTCAACTGTTGTTCGTAACCCAATCGTTGATAAGGCTTCTTATCTCGAGCATTCAGTTCGCGCAAAGTTAGGTTCAGAAGAATCTCGTATGTATGTCGCAGCAGCGGCAGATGTTACAGATAACGCAGGCCTAGTCCCTACGCGCCAACTCACAGAGGTCATTAACGGCATCTCAAACGCAGATCGCCCATTCATTGACTCAATTTCTCGCGGAACTCTACCTGATGCAGGTATGACTTTCGAGATCCCAAAGATCACAGTTGCTCCAACAGTTGCAGTTGCATCTGAAGGCGGAACACCATCAGAAACAGATCAGAACTCAGCGTTCGTTACTGTAAATGTTCAGAAGTTTATCGGGCAGCAAACATTCTCACTAGAACTTCTAGATCGTTCTTCACCAGCATTCTTTGCTGAACTCGTTCGTCAAATGGAGTTTGCCTACGCAAAGGCCACAGATAACGCAGTTGCAACAGCAATGGTTAACGGTGGAACAGATGGTGGAAACCGCGCAGCACTTACAACAGGCGCTCTTGTTGCTGATTTCGTTTCAGATGCAGCAGTTTCTATCTACAAGAACACTCTTGGCTTCGCACAAAACATCGTAGTTTCTCCAGAACAATGGGGCGCTCTAATGGGCTTGGTCGATGGTTCAAATCGCCCAATC